TTTCGTTTTTACTATTTTTTTTGAGCTTTACCTCTTTTATTTCGTTTCCTTTTTTCAACGCCTGTACCTCTTTTTGCAACTCTTTAATCATTGAGGGCAAAAGCAATGTGGCGCACATCATTTTGTTTTCGTTGCCTTCTTGCAATGTGCAAGAGTGGCAATCCCTGATACATACTAATTCAGCCATCTTATTTTAATTTTGTAAGTTTGAAAATATGCCGTGAAATTGCACCGACACCGTTTCTAAAAACGTCCGTCAATGCAGGCTTTATCACTCCTTCGTTTTGTTTGTACTTCGCAAAGAACCGCAATAAGTCGCTACCGACCAATTTTAAGTCCTTGCTTATATCGTTCACATGATTTTGCACGGCTGCCGCCTCGTTGTCGTTCTGACAAAAAATAACTATCCTTGCGTTATATGGGTTCAGCATTGTTTATCTCTTTTGGTTGTTCGTTACTAAATTCATGTTTTGTTTCATTTTCGGATATGGCGTTTCCAACGGCGACCCCCGTCAATGACGTTGCCGCACCGCCGACAAGTCCGATTAAGAACTCCGCTATTTTGGGATTTTCGGTTGCCAAATCGCTGCCTTGTTTGAGAAGTTTTTTGATTTTGTCCGCCCATGTTTCAGCGGCTTGTGGCACGTCCGGTATTCCCCGCGCCGAAGCCATCAACTCTGCCAACCTGTTAGCCTCCTCGATGTCTTTATTTTCTATGATAAAAAAATAATCAAAGGCGGATTTTTTATTGTCAAAAGCACCTGACTTATAGGCGTAAGCGCGTAACTTTTCGCCGCTTATTTCACTTTTTCTCCAAAACATGATAAAAAAATTATAGCGGAGGATTATTCTCCCCCGCTATTGATTTTAACCGCAATTACAGTTTGAAGTTAAAGTTACCACGTCCGTAGTCGGGGTGAATGTTTTAACCTCTTGGAAATTTGCGCCGCAGTGGTGTTTGTGGTGTTCGTGTCCGTGTTCGTGTTCATATCCACGACCGCCCCCGCAGCCACAGCCGCCGCCGTAATAGGCACTCCCGTAAGCAAATCCGTAAGGTTGCAGCCTGCCGTCCGTGTACGCGATTTTCAAAGCGTCTTGGCGTTCATGCTCAACCAAACCGCGCATTTGCGCTCTCATTTCCGAAAGTGTTCCGTTTGTTTCGCCGATGTTTACGTTGGTTTCTTTCTCGGTGTTTTTTCCTAATCCGTCTCTACGGACAAAGGCAAACCAAAGAATGGCAATTACGATAATTGCGCCCACAACTCCTAAAACGACTGAAATTGTGTTGCCGGATTTTTTGACGTCATGACCGGTATGCAAGTCCATGATATCACCGATTGTGATGTTTTCATTTGTTGTCATAAAACAATATTTTTAAATTTTGCGTCAAAATTGACACGGCAAAAGTGGCTTTAATGCGCCTTGTGGGAATATTGTTGTTGAATGACAATAAATATTTTTTCAGTGTGTTTTTTCGGAGTTATTGAAAAGTTATTGAAACTTTATTGAAAACAAAAAAGCGACCTTTGAGGGGTCGCTTTGAGTTGCTATTTATAAATCAATTACTTATGATGTTTGTTGCTTTTTCATTTCCCTGTTTATTTTTTCGCGTATGGAAACATTGACAAAAAGTGTCTTGTTTACTTTCATTTCATTCATTGTTTCAAGCAAATTATTTTCAATGTGAATGGTGCGCGGTGAACTTTCTTTAATACTTCTTTTACGCCCTGCACCGGCTCTTGCGCCGCCTCTGTTTTCTTTTTTCTCCATAAAATCAATTATTTTCCGCTGCGTAATTAATAATGTCTTCTGTAACTATCTGTCCATCTTCCCAATCGGAATATTTTTTAAACCACTCAATGGCGGGTTTCAAAATATGTTCTTTGATGTCAAATGGTTCGCTCAATGTTTGACTGTAATGCAATGCGCACACCTTTTTCTCTGTTATACCGAAAATATTTTTGTAATCAAAATCGGTATGAATAACATTGTCGTTGAGGTTTATTTTGCCATCCTCAAAAAATTCAACAACTGACGCACTGCGAATGTGCAACACTACATCTCTATCTTTGAGCGTGTCACCATCGTGGCAGTTTCCGTCTAAAAAGGCGAAATCGGGTAAATTAAAAATCATTAGTTTCATGTGAAAAATTTTTGCAAAGATACAAAATTATGGGGCGGTTGCCCGCCCCCGTTGTTAATACTATAATTCTATCTTATAACCATACTTTCCGCAATGCACGAGCGTACCGTCCCAATTTTCATAAACAGACTTCATTATGTCAATATCATAGCAATCTGCCCATGCACTATCGCCGCCGAATATGCACGCTTCGCTTGTGCTTGCGTTCTTACAGATACCGTAATAACCGCTAATGTATTGGTCAATACCGTAATCTTTTTTAAAAACTCTAATAACATCTTGACCATTATAAGTTATATGGTCGTCAATTCTTACCTTTTTTGTAGTCGCTTTCATTTTTAATATATTTTAAAGATTAATAAATTCTGTTGCTGTTTCTATTGAAAAATTCTTGCTATAAAATTCTCTTGCATATCTTTTGTTTGATTTTAAGAAGTTGTAATAATCAGCGAGTTTTTTGCCTGATTTTTTAACAAAATCTAAAACGTCTTGTGAATTTTCTTTGTTTGTCATCAATTTAAAGTCTCTTGCTGCGATTTTAGCATTTGATTTTTTTACTCTTGCCGAAATTTCGGCGTCTAATTTTGCGCAATACTCTTCATTCTTTAACAATTCAAACGCAATCACCCAGAGTTGCTTCTCTGTGAACGATTTACGATTATCAATTATAATCTTGTATGCGAGTGAATTTTCAGGCAAATATTGCATTGTTTCTCTAACTTGCATATCTGCAACTTGTTGATTTTGACTGCTTACAAATGTGCCAACGCTGCTTATTGTTGAAGTTGTCGAGTTCAAACTTTGAATTTCATTAAAAATCGTTTGTGCTTTCATCTCTTTTTACTTTTAATTATTATTACTTATTGTTTGTAAATCTTTGACAAAGATACAACATTTTTTTGAATTAGCAACAAAAAATCAAAAAAAATATCACTTTTTTTGCATTTTTATTTCATTGATTATTAAGTAGTTACAAATTAAAATGTAAAATTGCGTAAAACACGCAGTCAAAAGTTGCACAATTTTACAACTTTTTTCGTCATGTTTTTTCAAAAGTACTGCAAAAAGTGATTTTTTTTGAGTGCGTTATACTATATTATTATATAGTGTTGCAAATTGCAGCGTTCACCTTGTTTTTTATCGAAGTAAAAATCATTGAAAAATAGCGCGTTGTTGGTTTATGATTATGCAGATATTGAATATCATTGTGAGTTCTGTTTATCACGTTGCCGATTTTTCCGTTGCTCAAATCAAATTTTTCTTTAACAATCGCAACGAAGGCGGCGCGGCAATATACATAATCAGTTGCACGACATTTGCCTTTCACGTCATCAATTGTCAATTCAAATTCGTTGCAACAAATTTGTAAAATTTCGTTCAATATCTTTGTTATCATATTATTTTTTGTCGTTAAAAAACGCCCTCCGTTTTTCAAAGGGCGTTTCCATTATGAAAATTTATTTTACAAAACATTCCGCTATCACAGCGGTAATACCTTTCGTATTCTGCAAACGAAATAACCAATGACGGCTGCACCGATGCACATTAAGACAACGTGCCAATTCCGAAATCCGCCTTTTTTGGCAACTTCTACTTTAACAGGATACGGCACTTGTACGCTATCACGTATGAAAATGCTATCCCTGATTAATTTGTCCTTATAAATCGTTTTATAGCGTTCCAGCCACACCGTATCGCCTTTAATTTTTAAAAATACGCTATCTTGTATGAAAATGCTATCACGGTGAAAAACGTCTTTATATTCTGTTTTAACCGTTTCAACAGGAACATAGTGTACCGTTCCGCAGGACGTTAAAAACGCCGCTATAATTAAAATTAGATACTTTTTCATTGCTGTATTATTTGATAATTTCCCATCCTTGTTCTACAACTTTCTTTGACACAAACGAAACGTTGTAATGTTTCGATTTTACTTCGTAACTCCGCTATTTCGTTTTGAGCGTCATTCAATTTTGCAATCAATCCATCTGTTTTGTCTCTGTTTTTTGTCTGCTCCATTCGCATTTGTTGTAACTCCTCCGACATCGCTACTTGTAACTTGTTTTTGTCGCTCAAAATATTCATTAGTTGCTCGTTGTGCTGCTGGCATTTTAAGTCGCTTTCTTGCTTTAACTCTTTAACTCCTTTCTCAACTTCGCACTTATGTAGCGTTACATCTAATTCAGCCGTTGTAGCCTCTGCGGTTGCTTTTTTCTGTGTTGCCTTCATTGTTTTTAACTCCTTTATCGTGTAAAGAAGTCCGCCGCTGAAAACGACACCGATAATCGCTAAAATGAAGTCAGATGTTCCCATTTTTTTAATAAAGCCACAAAACGTTTTTATCCAAAGTCTTACTGTTGTCCAAATGAATGAATGTTGCCGCAACTCCTACGCGGTTAAATCCTGCTTTTATCGCTGCATTGGTGATTATAAACTTACTGCGTCCGTCCAAAGCCGTAATGTCGGCGGCGCACCTTTCCGTATGTGCAGATTTTCCGTTACGTCCCATCTTTTTCTCGTGTTCAACGGTACGATATGCAGAATTTACAATGAATGGTATTCCTGCTAATTCACGCGTTTTGTCAAGCATGTTCATAAAGTCCTGTTGCATATCTTGCAACGAGCAAGACGGGGAGGCTTTTTGAAATTCAACCTCTTTGAAATATTTACTTGTTATCATAATCAATTAATTGAAGGTAAAATATATTGTATCGTATTCGCGGTTACTTTTATCGCTTCCTTTATGGTTTTTTCGTCTCCTTTGAATTTTTTGTTTGTGGTGTTTTCAACCATCAAAGAGCCAATCCAATCATTTGAGGAGTTTATCAACTGTTTGATAGCAACGTTTGACGCGCCGCCAAGTCGCATTAAAGAACGGATACGGGGATCTAAAACATCATCATCAATATTTTGATAATAAAGCCAACAATTCCCTACTAATTCGTTTGAAAATTGCGCTATTTCAGACATTGGTATATTTTGTAAAATGTCTTTAACGAGTGAAACACCCGCCCTGTCCACTTCAAAAACTACTGAAACGTAGGAATGTCTGTTTTTGGGGTGTGGCTGCAAAATGAAACATCTATCAACGTCTAACTGATGCAATAACTTCCACAGTTCACCGTAAATAATCGCCGTGTGTCGGTTGTTTTTCGCGGTGTTTTCTTCGCTATCTTTTTTCACTTGCTCAATTTTTAAATCAGTCATTTTATTTTTAGTATGCTGATTATAAGCAAAATAAGCAATTACGATAGCGGATATTACCGAAAATGCGCCTGTTATGATTACTGCGACGTGTTCCATTAATAATTGTATCTTTTAATTGATTTAACTTTCCGATTGTATTACTGTTAACGTTGCAACCTCAACGCCACCCATTTTGAAAGATAGCGTTGCCGTTCGTGGTGCGCCGGTCGGGTTTGGTTGTAATGAACGTATATCTATCTGTGTATTACCTGATGTGCCGCCGGAAGGATCAATCATTAATCTATTTTGTGGTGTTTGTGGAAATCCATCGAAATAAACCGTATCATCTGTTGTCCATGCATCGTTTGCGATTACTTTCACACTTACGGGCATAACGGTATTCGTAAGATTAACGGGGTTTGGTGAAAATGTTATCGGTATTACACCTATCCCCTCTTGCGTTATCTGTAATGTAGCAACTTCAACGCCACCCATTTTGAATGACAACGTTGCGGTGCGGGGTACGGATTCCATGTTTGGGCTATTTGTATAAATATTCACCCGTGTTGTTCCTTCCGCACCGGAAGTTGTCATAACAACCACCGCTGTTGAAAAATCTTGCGGTAATCCGTCAAAATAAACAACGTCATCTGTCGTCCATTCGCCGTCGGCGATTACATCCACGCCGACAGGGTTAAACATTCCCCCTGCCTGCGGAATTATGACAGGGTCGGGGTCAAAGGTTATATGCTCTTGTTCCGGCGGTTCAGAGCCTCCGCCGTCCCAAAAATTTCCAACAAAGGCGTTGAGAAGTTTTACGGCTTCTGCGGGTGTTGCAGGAATTGCGCCGTTTATTTCAACGCTTCCAAAAGCAAATTGAAAAGCACGTTTCCCATTATTAATAACCGGTCTTAAAACAACAATGCCGCTATTGCTTTCTGCTGCTTCATACGTTGTCGGCAAGTTGTGAATTGCCCCGTTTTCGTTTAAGACAAAATTTTTGTCATCTATTTTAGTTACTGTTATCATAATATAAAAATTTAAAAAATTACTTGCGTTGTCGTTCCGTCATCTTTGAGGCGTTGATAGGTTACCACACCTGCGGACGTTTCATGCTGCACAACGGTGTCGTTGGCGATGGGGAATACGTTGTTTGCGTCCACGTGATAATTCCAATGGGATTTTAAGTCTCCTGTTACCCATTCCACATACGGAGATAGCGAAAGCGATGACGGATTAATGTTTACCACCCGTTTCACGCCGATGAAGGTTTTTAGAAAATTTACTTTGTCGAAAGAGTTGTCTTCTGTATATGTGCCATCACCGTGTAATGTGTAATAAACACCATTCATCATTACTTTTGTGCCAACCGGTACTTGTACAAACGTATCTTCTCCGGTTACAGTGTTAGGAACAGTCCATTTCCAGCCAATTATTGCCCCCTGAAATGAAACGTATGAAAAAGTTGTAGGTGATGGTGCAAGCTGCGGATTAATTTCTGTAACCCGTATCGTTCCTATGGCATTGTTCATTAGTGATTGCAGGAAGGCGGTGGAGTTGAATATGGGTGGCGTTCCGCCGCCTTCGTCCAACTCAACCTGTCCGCTCGCCTTCAAAATATACACCTTATTAGCCTGTAACCCAATTATGGTGCTATTTGTTTCTAAATTAAAAACTTTTGTGCCAATCGGTAACATGATACTTGTAAGACCCTCAATTACCCATACCCAATATCCGCTATCGCCAAGCCATGCAATTCTTGATTTTTTCCCTGTCACGTTATTCGAACTAATGTAGCCTCTGATAACGCCTATTAAATTTTCAGCAATAAATTGTGTGTCGCCGCCGTTTCCGGTATTTTCAATTAAATAATCGGCAATATCAACGCCTGCCTTTCCGACCCTTTCTGCGCTATTTGCACCAGAAACGCTTTCTGTTCTTATTGTTTGCCATTCCGATTTTATCTGCTGTGGTGTAAGTGCCATTTTTTTATTCTCCTATAATTTTTATTTGTAACATATTTTCTTTTATTCCCGCACTCTTAAAAAGCGGGATATTTTCTTTGTTTGCCTCTAAATATCCGATACATTCATTCATATAAGTATCTGCGATAATTAAAGTGTCTTTTTCGGCTGCCAATTTTTCTCGCAGTTCGGGGCGTTGTGAATAATCATCTCTTTTCACCATTGAGCCGCCAAAACGTGTAACGTTGTAGTCATTGCTTTTTATCAATCCTGCATAAACATAATAATTCAACGCCTCAATTAGTCCCATGAATTGAAATGTGCCAACGTTACAGCATGAATTAGCGTAATAAATGCCGCCTTCTAAAAGCGTTTTATATTCAACCGGAAAACTTGTTTGTTGGATTGCGTCTGAATTAACGTATTTCAACAAGTCGATATAAAGTTCGTCTCCGATACGGGGTTTAACGTGGATTTGTTCCGCCTCAATAATGAAACGTTGCAGCCTGTCATCGTCAAAATTTCCCGATATTGGACGGCTTCCATTCTTAACTTTGTTCGGAGTTGTTAAATTCATATTTCAGCGGTTTTATTGAAAAATCAAATAATTCATTAATTACTTCGTACCAACGTTGTATTACTTTTCCAAAAGCCTCCTCAATCATCAATCGTTCTTTTATCGTAACCATTGAATAATAATTAAAAGCCTCTGTTAGTATTTCGGACGAAAATCCAACACTGCCGTTTAATATCCTATACCACGTCTCTTGATTAAAGGCGGAATAGATTTTTTTAGATGTTGTTTCCGTTGTTATGGTAAAATCTTTGTCATAATTAGTACCCTGCAAGTCAATACGTTCCGGCATTTCCTCGTCTTGAGTAATATAAAAAGCCGCTATTTTGTTGGCGTTTAAGTCGCCTTGTAGCAAGCCCAAAGAGTTACTAATGCTGCCTTGTTTGTCTCCATTTTTTGCCACATCTTGCCCTTGCCTAAAAACAAGTGCGGAGGCTGGCAAAAAATTGTTACGGACGTTCCTGTTTGCTATGTTACCTAATCCTTCCTCTGTGGACATCTGCGTTACAACTGCGTCATGTACAGGTTTTGGGTAAGTTTGTGTGCCGCTTTCAGACACCCACAATATTTGCCCCTTATAATTTTGAATGCCACCCTCCAATTCTATCTGCTCAAAAACAACTGCTTTGTCTGGGTTAAAAATATCAATGTAGTCGATATTTTCTTTGGTAACTCTTACCGTTTTTCCATTTCTGCGGAGTTGCCCCGTCCAGTCTGGGTGTACTGCTATTTTTCCGATATATCCGCTGTCGTCTTGCTCTGTAAGCCTGCAATTTTCAAATGGAACGTGAAAAACCTCAACTATTTCGCCCAGAATGTTATAATTGACCTGCAATGCAAAACCCCGAAAATTGGCTACATCTGCGGCAACGAGTTTAAGAACGTAATCGGCTGTTTCACGCTTTGAGTTTAAAATCCGTTGTGAAAAATTTACATTCTTAAACCCGTTTCCGTAGATAAATGAAATATATCTATCCATACACGTTGCGGCTGTTTCGGAGCAATTAACCGTTTTTACAATATCTTGCGGATAAAGGTTATTCTCTCCGAAATACTGAATACCTAACGCACTATTGAAAGGCGTTTTTATTCGTTTGTCAGCCTGTTTTATGACGGATATGTTCATTTTTTACATTTCGTCAATGGATTGCTCAATATCTCCTTCAATCGGTGGTTCGTCAATGGAAGTGCCTTTTGACGGTCGCCCGCGTTTGGGTGTTTCTGCCTGCGCAACAAGTTCTACAATGCGGTTTTCGGCGTTTTCCAAATCTTTTTTCAACTCTTTGATTTCTTTTTTGAGTTGGGCGATTTCTTTGTTAGCCTCTTTTAACTCTTTATTATCCGATTTTTCCACAGGTATTTCAGTCTCTTGTTTCGGAGTTTCTGTTAAACTTTCACGTTTCGGAACATCTTTAATCCGCTGTTGCCAATCTTCGGGGAACGCTGCAAACTTTCTCAACCGTTCCGTGTTTTCATACAAATAACGTTCTGCTGCGTCATCGGTTAAATTAGAATTAGTGTAAACCATCGGGCTGCCTTTAATTCTAATGACAATGCCGTTTTTAAGTAGATATTTTGATTTTTTTAATTCGTCCATCGTTTTTATCTTTTTTAGTTTAATAATCATTTCAACCGTCGCATCGTGGTAACTGTTATTACAGAATTTTCCCATTTTGCGCCGTAATATAAATTCGTTTTTGTCTTCAATAAAAGATTTATCGGAATTAGAGAGTTTGCCGTTTAGTGCTTTTTTCTCTAACTCCGATAAAACAATTAAAAGTTCGTTTTTATCCATTACGCTAACAATGAATTAATCGCCGTGCGAGTTGTCTCAATGTCAGTATCATAATAGAATAATGCAGATTTCGGTACTTTTGTCTCTTGTAAAACAACGTTCCAGCCGCCTTCTGTTTCATCTGAATATTTGTTGTTTTCAAGTGTCGTTGCCCGAAGTCCCTGATAATATCCCATTATTTGGAATGTGCTATCGCCAGGAGTAGTCGCCTTATTGACGTTTTTATATTTGTTTTCAAAAATAACGACAAATTCGCCATTTGCCAGCATATCAATAACTTTTTCACAAACATCGGGGTCGTTATTCAAAACAGCAAAAGCCAAGTCGTTGGTAAATGTGTTTCTGTTCGTTCCAACCTCAAAAGTTGTCTGTGTGTTATTAAAAGGCGTTGGCGATGGTACATAGATAGGATATGCTTTTGCCGACCCTTTCAACGCCAAAGTTTTAACAACGTTTTTTCGTACATCGTCAAATTCCGTTGCCGCAGGGTCAACGTCCGCTCTATTCATTATCACGCCGTTAGCCTCAATGCCTGCTACTACGGGGTCATCACAATCAGGCTCAATGCCCATTTTAATAAGATTTTCGCAACTTGCCATAATTACCTCCTCTTAATAAGCCGCCATGATTAAGTCATCTTCCCAAGTCATCGTTCCAACTTTATCACGTGCGATAATGTTATTCGTTTGTGATTTTTTGTCAAAGAAAATATCCAAATAGGACAACATATCATTTGAGTTGATACCGAGTTTTAATGACGATTTCGGGGCGTAAATAGCACGGTGCGGTAAGTTCCAAACAGTGCCATCGTCTTCAAACATTCTAATCATTTCGTCCCAAATCGGTAACGAAATAATCTGTTGTTGGTTGTAAACGGTTGCCGAAGCAAATCCATTAAATAAACTTTGCCATTGTAAGTCGCTGCCTTTGTTGTTTGCTTTTATATCCATTGCCAAAGCGTCGGCAATAGATTTTGTTACTAAAAGCACCCTGTCCGAATGTTGCAACAGTTTCGGGTTGCTGTCATAAATCAACTTATCCATCAAAGAAGTAGCAACGCCCGAAGCGCGAATGCCTGCTATCTGGTCGATTTTCGTTGCTGCGGAGTTAGCGGCGATAGATATTCCTTGCAACGGGTTTGCCGAAACAATATCAAAGATACGTTTGAATAATCCATCGCAAACGTGGAATAAATTAAGATTAATGCCGTCGGTGATAAAGCCGCCGCCTGTTACATCGTCAGCGGTGATGTCTCCGAACCATGCCAAACGCCATAACATTTTATTCATTGCTAACACCATACGAGGCTCAACAATAGCGTCGATGTAGTCAGTGCCGGTTAAATCGGCAATGTCAGTGCCGCGTCTCATAGCGTATTGTACGATGGTTTTTTCAAGGTCTGCAAAACAAATTTCTTCGGCGATTTCATATTCTCCGAGTTTCCATTGTTTTTCAGCCGTTGCTAACTTCGTACCTTTCCAATCGGGGTTACAACCGCTGGACGGTAAACCAACGGGGGCAAATTCTCCAACGCCGCCAACACGCTCACCATCTTCAATGCCGGTGTTTATCTCCAAAACGTCCTTCAAAGAGTTGTCTTCTCCTTCGGGGTCAATGACTGTTAAAAATAACAGTTTTCGCAAATCAGTAATGCCGTGATTATTGATTGCAAAATTATTCATGTCTAAATAACCTGTGCTTGCCATAATTTACGCCCCTTTCTTTTTAAGTTCAATTCTGTTTAATTTTTCGGCTGATTTTCCACCGATACCTTCGGCGGACGGAATACGATTTTGCGCTGCCGGACGTGTTGCCGGAGTGTAATTAGATTTCACGCCTTTGAATACTTTGTCAAAGCCGCCGCCAATTCTTATAGCGTTCAACACCTTTAAATCTTCGGCTGTCCGTTGCGTTGCTTTTAACTTCGCATTTTCGGCTTTCAAAGTTTCATTTTCTTCCCGTAATTGCGCCAACTCAACGGGTTCTTCTTCCGTTGTAATTTCGACGCCTGCGGGGATAATCTGCGTAATAACACCGTCGGCAATGACGATTGTCGAGCCGTCCGGCATTATGAAAGTGCCATCAGGGGAGGCATTGTCGCCGACTTGCGGTTCGCCCTCTTCCCTGTCAATAGTTACTACTTCTCCCGCCTCCGTCAATAATTCCAAGTTATAGGCGGTGGGGTTGTCATCGGTTTCCGGTTCTGGTACTCCGCCATCGCCCAACGAGCCAAATGCTTTTCCCAGATGATAAAAGAAACCTTTTTGATTTTTTTTGTTTTCTGCCATCTTTTTATTTTTTGGGTTAATAATTAATGCCATTGCTGTCCTTTTTGCTTCGGTAGCAAATCCGAGCGTTACCGCCTGTGCGGGTGTCATGTATGTTTCAACGCTCATCAAAGAGGACAAAACGCTTTTGTCTTGCCCTGTTTTTTCGGAATAAAATTTTTCTATTCTCCGTTCACAGTTTTCAATCCATGCTGCCGCCTCTCTTAATCCGTTAGCGTCTCCTTCTGCCGATGTCCAGGGGTTATGTATCATAATTGGACACCCCGCAATACGTTTGTCTCCTGCTAAAAACAAAATAGAAGCAGCAGAGGCGCACATTTCATTACATTCAGTTATTATTGTGCGACCGAGCGAGCGGAGGTAGTCGTGCATTGAAAAAGCCACATCTACATCGCCCCCTACGGAGTTAATTAGAATGTGTATCTGTTCATTTTCGGGTACTTTTTTTGTCTGTTCAATTAGATAAATCAAAGATACCTGATTTTCTTCCGAGCCGATAATTCCGTTAATATGTATCATTGCCGTTAAATTTTCGGCAAAGTAACGGCGTAAAATGTTATGTTTCAAATTATTATACTGCAAAACGGTTGCAATGTGTTGCAATAATTTTGCATTATCGGCTGTGTGTTGGAATAATGATTATCTTTGCAGTGCTTTTAAGTCCAAAAAAAGCGATTATTAATTAAAAAGGGGACGGTTTTGAGCCGCCCCCTTTTGATTAAATGTGTGTTTACTCGCCTGTTTCGGCGATGGTTAGATTTCGGTAAAATTCTTACCTGTTCCGATATTATCCTCAATGCTTACGCACATATACTCATTTACAATGTCTTTCATTTTATTGGTTATATCAAGGAACTCGCCCCCTAATATATTTTCGGCTATTTCGTTTGGATAATTATCATAAATAATTCCGCTAAACAGTCCGTATGCTTCACTTACGGCAATGCCGCACTCTATAAACCGTAGCGTATTTTCGCTTACCGTTACTTTTCTTTCCATAACTACGAATTTTTAGGGTTATATGCCTCAGCGTTTCCAAAATAAAACTCTAAACGGTCGGAGTCTGTCAATGATTGCCCGTTATCAATAGCAGTTTTATGAAACAAGTCTCGGAGTTCTTTGAGCCTGTAAATTGTAATGCTTTCGACTAATTCCAAATCAACAGAAAGTCCGCTACATGCTAATTCGTCGTTTCCGTTTGATGCAAACATGGAAACTCCGTGCAACAGCATATCAAAGAATACAGCCATATCTGCCGGAGTGGTATCAATCATATTCAGATACCAATTCATAACTTCCAAATTCAGGCTTTTAGCCTTTTTAAAGTTTTCTATTTGTGTTTGCTTATTCATGCCACACCTCCTTTCAGAAATTTGTTTACAAAATAGATTTGACCTTTTCCGGTTACTTTCGGAGTTACAGTAACAAATACACTTCCGTCAGGCTTTGTAATGCTTGTTTTCTTTAACTCAAAAAGACCTGCCTCCATAGCCCGTTGTGCCGGCTGGTTGTAATATTCTCCTTTACTGCATAAATATCCATTATCACGCAGCCACACAAATAGCCTATTTTGCCCGATTTCGATGTTGTTTTGTTTTAGGATTTTTGCAAGTTCGGAGATTAATACGCTGCGGTCGCTCGTTGCAACGGCATCGGCAAATAATACCTTTGGTGCTTGCTGTTGGAGTTGCTTTTGCTGTTCTTCAATCTGCGATGCTTGATGTGCTGCTAATTGTAAAGCCTCTGCAAATGATTGAGGAATTTGATGTTGTAATTTTGTTTCCAATTCTTCCCATCTACGATTTACTTTTATTCGTAGTTCGGTGCTGTAACCTGTTAGCAAGTCAAATGTTTGCATTTTGGTAAGTAGATATTCACGGTGTTTTTGATTTCCCGTGTTTCGGTGTGAATATACCCCTGCACAAATTTGTGCAAGGGTCATTTTGCGATAATTTTCATTCAGATTGTCGCAGTCTCTTAAAACAGTACGATGCTCTTTTCCTGTCAATTCCGCTATTTCACGGCTCGACATTGTCATTTCATTGTCCATTTTCTGGCAATTAAATATTTGAACGCTTGTTGCGCTCTGATTATTGATATTCATAAGGCAACAGATTTTAAGAGATTGAAACTAAATTAAACTTCTTAAACGACCGAAATTCATTTTTTTCGGTATCAAAATAGATTTGGACAAAGTCGTTCTTTTTACGACCATCGCCAACTTCGGGGAGAATACTACTCGACAACGAACCCCATGCCTCACGGATAGTGCCGTCAAGTTTTTGAAAATGAAACCTTACAATGCCGTTAAGCATTTTTCTGACAAGTTTTTGATTAATCCATGCCTTTTTAAGACATTCGGAGAAATTGACACCCGTCATTTTGAAGAACCGCCAAGCGTTTTTCATAACGTTTGACAAAATTTGTGTCTTTGACACTTTAACGCTGTTTGCGTTTGTTGGCAGTAAGTTGCCAGCCGAAGAATTTAGCATAATTCTATAAATTAAGATAAAAAACACCGCCTTTCCACGCTGCTAAATTCTTCTTTTTTGGGGAATTGTATTAGCCATTATAACTAATACACGGGGGTACGGTGTTACACGTTACTTTTATAAATACGAAACAAAAAAACAAAAAAACCGCCGAAGCGGAGCGTTTATCTGTTAACGCCCAAAAAAATAAATTTAGCACTGCAAAGATACGAATTTTTTTAATATGCAAATAAAAAAATAAATTTACGTGTTTTACGCAGTTTGTTATTTGAAAAATGTGTACTTTTGCACCGGAATTAAAAATCTTATTTATGGACTTCAAAGACATCATTAAACAACTCTCTGAAAGGGTTGATAAATTAAAGGATAATCTGCAAACAGAAGAGGCGACAAAGAACGCTCTTATCATGCCGTTTTTACAGGCTCTCGGATATGACGTGTTCAATCCGTATGAAGTAATGCCGGAGTTTACCTGCGACATCGGCACTAAAAAAGGCGAAAAAATTGATTATGCCATTATGAAAGATGGTAAACCTATCATCTTAATTGAATGTAAAACGTGCAATGAAGATTTAACGCTACATGATAACCAACTCCTGCGGTACTTTCATGTATCGGAGGCAAAGTTTGGAATTTTGACAAATGGCGTGCGTTATCGGTTCTATACCGACCTTGAAAACAAAAACAAAATGGACGAAAAACCATTTTTGGAAGTGAATTTGTTGGACTTGCGCGATGCGCATATTGAGGAGTTAAAGAAGTTTCACAAGTCATATTTTGATATTGAAAACATATTAAGTTCCGCGAGTGAATTAAAATATATGGGTGAATTAAAACATGTTTTGATTTCGGAGTTCGGAAGTCCAAGCCCTGAATTTACAAAGTTGCTAACACGGCAAGTTTATGACTATCCGATAACCGCAAAGGTTTTGGAACAGTTTACGGCATTGGTTAAAAGGTCAATAGCAAATCATATCAACGATGCTATTACGGAACGGTTGAAATCTGCTATACAAACGACACAGGAAAAAGGAGACGCGCCGCAAGAGGCTATTGAGGCAATTATACAACAACTGCCCGAAGGAGTTGTTAATATTAGTGAAGACGGTAAAATAATCACAACACAGGAGGAGATTGAGGCGTTTTACATTGTCCGTTCTATTTTGAGACCCCATATCAGTTGTGAACGAATAACATACCGCGATTTTCAAAATTGGTTTTCTATTTTAGTAGATGATACACAGAGGAGAATTATCTGTAAGTTATATTTGAGTAACCCTGAAAATAAACGTATTTCGTTTTATGGCGATGACAACAAAGAGGTAAAACATCAAATTCAGTCGTTAGACGATATTTACAATTTTTCTGAACAGGTTATTGAGGCGGGTAAAAAATTTGTGTAAAAAACATTAAAAATTTAAATTTATAAAAATGGAAGAATTTATTATTGTAGCGTTAATTGCATTTGCAATTATTTCAATTATCTTTTTTGTAAAGATGTGGCAAATGACAAACGATATTAGAGTAATGCGAGATGCCTTTGTGTTTCCGGTAGCGTTTAAGTATGAAATCAAAAAGGCACTTATTCACGGAGACAAGGAAAGGGCAAAAAAAATAATGATTGATTTGTTTTTATATAAAATAAGCATCGGAAGTCATTTTGTTGCCGAAAAGCAATACCTTGAAGATAGTCTCTCAAAAATCGGAATAGATTTGCCGGAACAGATTAAAAACATGGAACATATCGACGATTTTAATATTTTGTATCAATAAAATTTACTCCGTCATCGGAATAAGTGAAACATCAATCATTTTTACTTTTGCCACATTGTTTTTTTGCATTGTCAAATCAATAACGGCATAAACACGTCCGAGTGTGTTATCCCAAATGGGTTTTCGTATATCAAAATCAATTAAATCTACTTCTGTGAGTAAATATTCAGCCTCTACTACGATAGGCGTTTTAATGACTCCCTGATAATGTATATATTTTCTATCTATTATTCCTGGCATATATTCGTTCGCACTTCTAAAATACATATCTTCCCGAAATACACCAATCCATTTGTGATTGCCCGTTTCATACGCCTTTATTATTCTCGGAGACGGTTTTTTGAATGTAATTTTTTCATCTTCCTGCGTAAACGCCCGAATAAGTGCGTGTTCCATTTGCATATCCGAAGCCGCTACCTTTAATTCTAACAAGTCTTTCGTTTCATCTAAATTGCTATTATTCACATGAATATAACCTGCTGTGTCCACTGTTATAGTATCATCTTTTTTATAGTCTAATTTGTTTTGCTGTGCATAATCGCCATACGTGTATTCGTGTTTCATTCGCAGGGTTTTACGCTTTTCAGTCCAATCGTAACAGTTTCCATTCTCCATATTTTGGAGGACATCATCAACTCCGAAAAATGATAATGTTCGTGGATTGTTATAGTCATAATACGGAAATAAGCCATTTATCCATGCAATAGTCTGAACTAACTCCTGCCATGTCATATCTGGTAGATTTGCATTTATTGGATAACCTGATAATGGAAACATTAGATTGTCATACTTTCTGCTTATTATAGATAATGAGAAATCCTCTTTGTATGTAGCATTATTAAATCTTGTACCATTTCCTGTACCATCTTTGAAATATACCCTGCTTTCAAACCATATTTTATCACCAGCCTTAACTTCTATATTTTCTACATTAAGGACAAATGACAAATAATAACCAAGAATATTATGATAAATATTTGCAATAGATTTTCCGATTTCTTCACCGTTTAAAATCATAAACAGTTCTCCTGCAATATTATCTGGGTCTATTCCGTCCATCAGGTATAATCTTAAATTTTCATCATAGGAAATAGTTCCGTCTCCTTTTATGTTTATTTCATTCGTTGTTCCACCTAAAATAATTTCACCCCATTGGTCTTTTTCTCCAAAAATATTTGCCCTAACAGTTGTATAATTATTCGTATATTGGTGTAGCATTAATAAAAAATTCAGTGTATTTTGTCCCCAATTTGCGCCCGTTGTTTGTCTGTCCACCGTTGTAAGATACAATTTTTCGTCTCTTGGTAAATTTTCGAGTGTTATTTCTGTTTGATTTTCAATTTGCGACAATAGATAATTTACACTTACGGACGGTAACTGTTCTTTAACATCATTCCCAACTCCAACGCCCCAATCCGCTCGCAGAAATCCATAATTTTTTAATCCATTGTTAAAAATATCATTTAGTCCATTTTCAGTATAATCCACCCACATCATCGGCAACTCCTTTAATTTCCTTTCCTTTAAGTCCTTTGTCAGATTTCTAATTCCAAAAGCAAATTGTCCGGTAAAATGCCGTTCTTCTATACTTTCAATACGAAAAATTCCATCTAAAACGATATTAATTCCGTTCCTATAATAATCCATGACGTGCGTTTGGTACGGAAAACCCGTTACCACATCATGCAGATTAAGGTTCTTAATGATACGGCGGTTGTTTGCCGTCAAAGGAAACTTCAAACCGGAACTTCCATGTGTACTAATTTTTGACAAATCGCCGAAAAGAGATGATTTATATTGGATGTTGAAACTCATATTGTCGTCCACATCTAACAATTCATTATTCAGATAAAATTCGTGTGTCATTTCTGTAAATTTTTATGATGCTTTTCTTAATCCAAAATACGCTCTAAAAACGCTAATATTATAGGAATTAACCTCCCCATAATTAGCGTCAAATATTTTCTTTACCTTGTAACCAAGTTCGTATGAAATTGCTTTTAATGCACGCCAATTTATACTTCTCCAATTCAATTTATTTTCTTTTGCATATCTTTTAATACTGTACCACTCTTTACTTTCGTCAAGTTGTATTGCTTTTTCTGCAATAAGTTTGTGTTGCATTTCTATCTGTTCGGCTTGTTTCGCTGCTAACATCAACGCTTCGGAGAATGATTGCGGTATTCGTTGCTGTTCGGCGACTTTATGAAATACACGCCTGTAAACCTCAAATACGGGACGCACCTTTCTGGCGATAAAATATTCGAGGCATGATACGGACAAAAAATAAATATCTGATTTTCTTCCTGTTGAGTTTTTGCCATTTTGGGCAAAAACAACAAAATCTTCATTTTCAATAAAATTCTCCTTTAACACTCTTACCGCTTTTCCTTTTTCGGAATAAACCACCATCCAAACGTCATCTAAATTCACAGGAAAATCATTGTTGGATTGTTTCAATTCTAAAACATTTTGAAAATAGGTTTTGATTTCATTTTCGGTACTTGTTTTTGTCAGTACTACGTTTTTGATTAATTCATTCATTTTATATAGTTTTAATTTGTTTCAAAAACAAAAAGCGCATTTTCATTGTCTTAATGTAGCGCGAGACAAACGAAAATACGCTTTTCAATATCTTTTTAATCACGCGCTACTGTAATTATTTGTTTCAGACTGCAAAAATATAACATATTTTCTTAACTTTACAAAAAAAAGGTGCAAAATCGTTGCATTTTTTATTCTATCAACCAATCTTCTCTTACTTCAACCGTTCCCTGCCCTTTGTTTATCGCATCCACCGTTACAACGGGGTTCGGCATTGCCACTAACGCTTTGGCAAAGGCACGGCTTAACATATCTTCTCCAAAGGCTTGTTTGGCTGTGTCTGCTGTCTGAATGGGGATACCGCCGCCCGCCATGTTCAACTGTGAAAGTAACGGCGCAAACATTGACGTTGCCGCTGCTGTCATCACTCCTTCACCGTTACTCAAAAGCGTTGGCACGTTATCAGATGTTCCACTTCCGAAGCCTTTGACAAGTCCGCCTCTTGCCATCTTCGGGGCTTTTGGAGTAGATGATTTTTTGAGTATTGACGTTGCCTGTGCCATTGACGCTAAAACAGAAGTAATAGTTGTAACGATAGCGACTAAATTAGCGGGATATGGGACGCTTTGAGCCGCTGCAATACCGCCTGAAATTGCTTTTGCGGTGTTTATTCCAACTTCCGTAAGTGCCAACAATTTTGAGAAAACAGCCATCGCCTCGTTGTCTTCCGCCCATTGCCCTAACAGGTTCGACATTGCCCCGAACATTGAGGCATACGCCCCCATAATCCGCTGTGAATTTTCTATTTGGTTTTGGGCGATTTCATCTTGTATCTGTTTGATTTCAACAGCCATTTCGCGCTGTTTGAGAATAAGTTCCGCCCTGCCTTCTTCGTCAATCGTTGCCTCCAATTCTTGCAACGCTCGCAACTCCTCCTCTTTTTGTTGTAGTTTGAGTTGCATGGTTTCTTTACCATGTAGCGTTGCCTCTGCGATTTCAGTTTCCCATTTGATACGAGACGCTTCTAACATCTCCTCGTAGGCTGCTTTTTCATTTGCAATACGAACATCATTTACATCTTTGTTATATTTCTCAATCATTAACGCTGTTTGTTGCGCAAGTTGCACTTCAAACTCCGCCTGTTCGGTTGCTAAAAATTTCTCTTTTTCAATGGTTAATAATTGTTTTTTATCAATTTCCGATAACCCGGACATCTCCGTATCTATCCGTTGTTGTATTAATGCCGTTTGCTCTGCTAATGCCTGTTCAAAATTCGCCTGCGCCTCTGCCCGTATTTGTGCAATATATTCTTCCGATGCCACCATTCCATTGTCTAACGATGCGATTGTTCCTGCTGCCTCTATTCTTGCTTGCATTTCAGCCTGCAATGCCATTTTTACCGCTTCCGTTTCTTCTGATAATCGTCGTTCCTTCAACTGTTTTTCCGCGACTGCTTGCAAATCCATTGCATTGATACGAGCCTTTTGCGTGTCGGTCATTGTTTCTTTTAATGCCGCTAATTCAATTTGGCGTTCCGTTTCTATTTTTTCAATAGTAAGTTGCAACTCCTCTGCCGAGCCTTCTTTTGCAAGCGCGAGACGCAATTCAATCTCCTGCTGTTTTGCTGCAATGGCTTTATTAAAAGCATCTTTTGAGTATTTTTCATTGAGTTTGGCAACTTCTTCATTATATTGCTTTGTAAATGTTTCCTCAAATCTTTGCTTTTGCTCTGCCGTACCTTTGAACGCTGCTAAATCGCGGTCGTATTTTATTCTTGCGGCTGCAAGTTCTTTTTCGCGCCCTTCTTCCATTAAAGCGATGGTGATGTCTTGTATTTTTTGCTCGGCGGCGATACGTTCTTGTTTGGCTTTTTCGGCGGCTTTTTTTGCGTCATCTTTTTCCTTTTGCGCTGCGTCTTCTGTGTCTTTTTTTCTACGCGCATTTTCTTCTGCTATTGCTCTTGTTGCGTCAGTATAATTTTCAATCAACTGCGTTGCTAATTTTATCTGCTCTTTTAATATTTCAGTTTCTTCTTTATAGATTTCTTTTTCGTCCTCTTTTGTTATTTTTCCTTCCTCTAATAGGGTTTGTATTGCCCAGAGCATTTTTTTCTTTTCGTCCAACTGCTTAATATTGTCGGCATCGGCAAAATATGCTTGTTTCGCAAATTCTTCTTGTTTTTTGAGCCTTTCCATTATTTTTTTATCTATTTCTTCTTGGCTTTCTCCTTTTGCTTTCATCATTCTTATTGTGGCATCAATTTCCCTTAATTCTTTCCTTTCGCGTTCTTTTATAGCATCCACAGTCCTGTTGATAATATCATTTTCACGTTCCATTTCATCGTTTAATTTTCTTTGCCTATCGGTTGCCGTTTCTGTTTCTGCTGCAAAAGAAGTCAAGGCG